AATTGCAATGCCGGTAGCTATCGGATCTATTTGTTGTGTTACGTGTGAAACTATGGCTGGAGTAGTTGTTGCCCTACAAAATTTACGCAGGTCATTCAATACATCATCCGCAGCCGGACCGGGAGCAAATACTGCCCTATAAGCGGCGCGACGTTTTGATACTGCGCGCGTTATTTTATCAAATATTTGCATTGCCGGCCGGTATTAATCCTGCAGTTTCCGCCGCTTTGGCCGCATTACGCGCGGTATTGGCCATGGATTCAGCTGCTTGGGCTTCCTGCATCATCGTCTCGGATTGTTTGCGCTGCTCACGGATGGCAACAACTTCTTCGGACGGCCGGATAGCCTTCAACGGGAATCCATTGATTTCAGCAATCTCTTGAACCATTACGTCGTCATCAAAATTATCCAGGATTGCCGGATTGGCGTTAATAAATGGAGTCAGCATTTCAAAGGTACGAGAAATAGCTACACCATCTTCAGCCCGACGCAACCGCGACAACGGGGATGTGTGCACAACCTTCACATTTCCGCCCGAGTCAATTAATGCCGGCGGGGGTGACGGCGCTATCCCAGCATTTATGATGATATCAATTTCGCGATCGATCATGGGGCCAATCATTTCCGACTCTTGCCGCCCTACCGTTGGTGCCAATAATTGGCCCTTTTCCTGCGCCCGAATAAGTGCTTCAGTAGCAGTCATCCGGGGGTTATCGACCAAAATTTGAAATAGAGTAATGTAGAACGCATCATTGATGACCTTGCGTTTTTGTTCCCCCATTTCAAACACAATCGGCAGATTACTGCCAGTTTTCAACGGAGCCACCAATTGGCGGCCTTGTTCATCAACCCCACCATAGTTCATAGCACCCGGGCGGGTACTGAATGCCGACAGAATGCCATCACCGTATACGAGTAATGGTGGATCAACGATTTTATGGGCAGCGCGGATGGTGGTCTTCTCCATTTCATTAATCATCTTAATATCGGGTAGCACTTGCATGGCCGGACTACGCCCATAAGTTTCACGCGGCGCAGTAACGTGGCGTGAAACTGCATATGGCATTACCCGATAACCGCCCTCCGACACCATGGCCCGCCCCTCAACGGAACAATAATAGGATGAGAATGCCATTCCTTCACGGTCCCTGCGGCGGGGATTTACTTCCATATTGGGCTTGACGCAATGGATAAAATCCAACTTCCGAAACGGTTCCCTATCCTTATATTTTTTAACATTATCAGGGAGAGCCTCACCCCATTTCTGATAAGCCGCCCGCGCCGTCATCGGAAATTTACGATGCACTAAGTCCACAGCACCCGCATGATTTTCAGCAATGAACAATTCAACCATCGGTATTGATTTGAAACGAATGCCCATTCCGGGGATATCATCGATGAACAGGCCGAGAGTACCAAAAGCCATCAACCCCACATAGCACTCATGTGATTGTGCCTGAAAGTTGGCGAACGGCCTATAACGCATTTTAAACAAAATTTTGTTGAATTCATCGAGATACAACCTTACTTCACGATTATTAGCCAATGATTCGTCTTCTGGGTCCAACCGATGATACATTTGGGTTGATGGGGTGATGAGCGAATCAATCGCCGACGCCGCCCGGTCCAAAGCTAAAATGGCCGTTGAATCGAAAATTTTTTCAGTTCGTTTCTCACCTTCCACCCTTCCCGGCGAATTAAAATCGTCCTGCCTCGGAAGGATACGTTCAGCTATTTCTTTCCAATGTGAATCAAAAGTTGAACGGGCGGATTCCAACTGCGATTGTTGGGAAAGTATCTCTTCAATTCTGGAGTCTGTCATGATTTTAACCCCCGATCCCGGATCCGCCGATTGGCGCAGTACACCGCGCCTCGATCTTCACGTCCGTCCCGGTGCGCTCGTATTTCACGTGCGCGCAGTGCTGCATCGTCGGCAGGCTGGATACGCAGCCGGTGAGCGTGAACAAGAACGCCACCAGCACGAGCGCCGCGATGACGAGTGATAGGCGCAGGCAGCGCGGGCAACGGTGCTCGATGGCGGCACGCCAGGACGGTTCAGCTGATAGTCTCATTCGATCTCCCACGGTTCATCACACATTGCAAACATGGTCCGGAGAACCTCCGGGTCATACCGTTGCGACTGGGTACGCATCAGTCGAAGCGCGACGCGGCCATCTATCGCCCGGTGATAGGGCCGGTTGGCGGTCAACGCGGCCTGAGAATCCAGGCCACGGATGATTCTGGCCCAGATGAAAATCTCCTCGCCACGCAGGCCTGCCGGATACCCCCCACCATCGTAGTCCTCGTGGTGCTGGCGCACTACGTCCATGATGCGTGGGTCGATGCCGAGCGGTTCCAGGAAATACGCCCCAAGCTCGCAATGCCTTTGCATGGTGGACATTTCCACGTAGTTGAGCCGGGCGGATTTGTGCAGCAGGTGGCCGTCAAATTGGATTTTTCCGAAATCATGGAGACAGCCGGCCAGGACAAATGCCTCACTATCCGATGCATCCATCCCGATGAAATCGGCGTACTGATCGCACAGCACGGCCACGTCCTTCTGATGATCTCCGATGTCCGGATATTTGCTCTGCGTCAGTCGCTTGAGCGTCTCTGCCACGCGCGAGAGTTCGCCGTTCTTCATTTCAGCGGCCCTCGGACCACGTAAGTTTTCCCGGGATCGCTCCGCCGATAGGTAAGGTGGTAGCCGTCCTGCGAGAACGTCAAGACCGCCCCGACGCACTCGTCACCGACGCGCTTGAGCGCATCGAAGAGCGCCTGGACCGCGGCGTCCACGTCAGAGATTCCGGGTTCCAAACCTCACCTCCTCAAGCCCGCGCGCGAGCGCCTCATTCCGGTCGAATAGCATCAGGTGCCAGCCGGAACCATACTCGGCGTCCATCTTCTCGATAGCGTCGTTATAGTTCTTCGCCTCGACGACCACGAAATTCTTTGCGAGCGTCCCGTTTGAAAACGTGCCGTAGTAATCAGCCAAATGGCACCTCGTCCAAGTCTCGTTTCAATGCCTCCTGCCGCGTGTTGAGCACCAGGTGCCATTCGCCCCGCCCATAGTGCCGGTCCATCAGGTCGATCGCTGTTGCGCGGTTCGGGGCTCTGATTGCCACGAAGAAGCCCTCAAGCAGATGCTTGGGCGGGAAGGTCCCAAAAAACTCAGGCATCATCAGGTATGCCCCATGAAATCCGCCATATCCATGGCTCGCCCGGGCGATTCGTTTGGCGGGTCATTCCTGTGCTGTTCCGCAAAGGCGCCTTCCTGGAAGGCGTTGAACAGCAGCGACGCTACCCGCACCGCCTGATCGTGGGACGGCGAGCGGAATAGCACCCTGGTGGCGTTGGAATCTCTGACTATCCATTGCAGTGTTCCGACATGCTCGACGATGTAATTCCGTTCAATCACTGAGATTCCCCCATTCCACTGGCTTCGTCTGGCGTTTCGGGTTCGTCTCGTCCATCCGCGCATGCAACGCCTCGCCGACGACACCGACGAGCCACAGGCTGTCCTTTACGCCTGATTCTCGATCATGCACCCGGCGCATTTCGGCGTAGCTCGCCTGTTTGATCCATTCGAGCTTTTCCCACACATCGGATGGCGCGCCAGTAGCCGTCATTGGGGGCGGCCTCTTCTCCGGCATAGCCCAAAACCATTCCCACCATCGATGAAGCGTCGAAAGCGGCTTCATTGCTTACCCTCCCACGGATCACGGTATTGGCGCAACCGTGAAATCTTGTCCAGGAACATGCCACCAACCCGGCCGGTGGTCCACGGGCCATTCAGGACCCGCTCGTATTTCCACTTTGCTTCCAGCGCGTCGAGGTCGCTTCGATCAATCCAATCCACCATATCCTGCTCCTCCTCAGTGTACGGCGGTTGCTGTGACGGGGACTCTTTGGGTTCACGCGCCCAAGCGAAAGCAGTGGTAAACCAGTTCACTCTATCTCCCACCTTGACGGCATTTTCCGCTCACCTCGCATCGGATAACCGCGTCGCGCAACATGCGCACATCTTCCTCCAACCCCCTTATCTGCGCTGCCGTAGTGGCTCGCCATGCATCCTCCCAGCGCATGCGCTCATCCTGCTGGCCGGCCGAACGGTAGAGCAGTTCCGACGTGCCGTAAGCACCGCCGACGGCGGCGAGCAACGTCAGCGCGACTGAGCCCCAACTGGGGGTGCGGCGATCGTCAGCCATCGAAGTCCGGCACCTTCTCTAGGACCGCATCCCAACACCGCTGGGCGTACACCTCCCACGGTTCGTCGTCTCCAAGCGGCGGCCCCAGGTCCAGCGCCACCAGCATGCTCGGCGTTGCGATCTTCGGGACCAGTTTCCAGCCGTCCGGGATGTCCATGGTCATCTCCTAGGAAGTGCCAACGACTCAAAAAGTGGTGGGTTGAGCAATGCCGCGGATTACAGACATCCACCCCTTCTGAATATCGGTAGCGCCGATGGCGATCCAGCGTTGATCCAAACTCGCGCCAGGCTTGAACGCATCGGCATCGCCGCCTTCCGGACCTTCCATGTTCTGCGGCACATAGGCGCGCAGCTTGGCAATGTAGATACCGCACTGTTCGGCCAGGGCCTTGCCTTCATTCATCAACGCGACCTCGGCCTCAGTCAACTGCCGATAGCCAGCGATCTTCGGTTGTGTCATTGTTTCCATTTCTATCCCTTTCATGTTTTGAATTAAAACAGGTACGCCCCGGCGCAATCAACCTGCTCCAAGCCCCAAGCCGTTCCAGCCACGCAGCCGGTCGCCGGGGTTCCCGCTGGCCCGGTTGCGCGAAAAAGGCCGGTCGACGGGTTGCCATCGTCGGTCTTGCGGTCGATCTCCGCGAGCACCGTAGATGGAACCTTGCCGCCGGTCTTGAGGTTCAGCCGGGGGCCGGCGGCCGCGAGGAACTCCGCATCGTTCGCCAGCAACACCAGCCCGCCGAATGCGTTGGCCGGCGTGTTGGCCTGCCCAGGGACTTCATCGACCGAGGCCATCGCGTAGGCCCCGGTGAGGAAACCCGCACGCGACAGGTGCAGCCAGACAATCGTCGATTCCGGCCCCTTGATCTCCCCGTCGCCGTTGCCGTTACCCCACTGCGGGATCCCCGGGATGTTCGTGCTCGCCAGCGCATAGTCGCCGGGCAGCGCTCGGAAGCGATCCTGGAAGGCGAAGAACGCTGTCTTGATGGATTCCTGCTGGTTGATGACGTTGCGCACGCGGGCAGACTCAATCAGCGACTGACCGCGGAGAACGGCGCCGAGAAGCAGGCCAACGATGACCAACACAATACTGATTTCGATAAGGGAGAAGCCGCGCTGGGTCATTCGACGCGGCCCGTGAGCGCCCAGACCGCCACCACAGCCAGCGCGACGACGAGCACAACACCGCCGATCGATGCGAGGAAGGGGACCACTGCGTCGAGCCCCATCAATGGGCACTCAGGTAGATGTGCCCGACCAGCAATGACAGCGACCAGCATGCCAGCCCGGCCGCGACGAGATTCACCCGACCGCCAGGCACCCCGATTGCCGAGAGCACAAACAAGATGAACGCGACAAGCATCAGCAGCAGCGAAATCGTAATCACAGGCCGTCTCCTTCGGTTACTTCCTCAACCACGGTATCCCCGCCGTCTCGCAGCCACGCGGCGCCAATAGAGCCGTCGAGCCGGGTGTAAATGATGGACCACGCCGCCCCAAGTGCCGAGGCAGCAGAGTAGGTAATAGTCGCGTCGAACACCTCCGCTGCCCCAAGGTGCGTCCGGGTCATACGGTAGCGGCGGCCGGCAATCGGATGATCGATCATTCACCGGATACTACCTGGTGCGCTCCGAACTCCCGGCCACAGGACCGGCATCGCCAGAGCGGCGGATCGGCAAACCAATCGAGGAGCTGCAAGGTTTGCAGTGCCAAGAGAACGTGTTCCTCATCGTCGCACCGGGGACATGTCGGCGGATCGGCGAGGAGTTGATCGCGGCGCCCGATGTGCGGGTCCGGAGCGGGCAGGATAGCGGTGTTCATGCGACTCTCCCCGCCTGCTCAGGCTCTTCGTGCCGCTCAGCCGTGTCATGGTCGCAATTCCTCTGCTGATGATCCCAGCAGCCAGCGCCGCAAAGATCGCAGCATTCGCCGCTGCACATCGGGCAATCAGGCCCCGGGCACGCAGGATCGTCTGGGTCAGCGGTGTTCATGCCCCCGTCCTGGCGCGAAGCATCCTTCCGCTGTCGTACAGGCGCGGCCAGTCGCAGATCGGCGAGCCAATCGAGCAGCCACACCCGATTGCTGTCGCCGCAGCGCGGGCAGGCTGGCGGATCATCCAGCAGCCTGTCGCGGCGCCCGATGAATGCCGGTGATGGCTGGAGAATCATGTCAGTGACAGTAATTCGCCGCCAGACACGTGCCAGTCTGGGTCCAGATCAGTGCGGACCCCTGCGCATTGAGAGCCGGCGTCAGGACTGACGTGTAGCCACCGGCAGCGGCGGTGCCAGTCATCGTGAGAACGCCATCGGTCACAGTCATGCCGGCAGCGAGATTGACTGTCGCCGCTGCCGCGGCGGGTATCCCGCTCTGACCTGCATCGCACAGCGCGAGCGTCGGGTCGAGCGTGATAGCGCATAGCGCCACCGCCGTCTTGTAGCCGTCGCCAACTGAGAGCACTTCGGTAAACCGCGCCTTCTTCGCGTAGTCGTTGTACGCAGGGATTGCGATTGCGGCGAGGATGCCGATAATCGCTACGACGATCATCAACTCGATCAGCGTAAACCCTTTATTGAAACGTGTCATTTCATATCTCCTTTACAGTTCAGCGGTCATGAGGCCACGCGATATGTTGCGGGCCAACGATCATCCAACTCAGAGTCATTGTGCAGCCCACCTATAATTACCACCGCGCTGTCGGTTGTGCCTGACTCCGTAACAACGCCAGTTCCTGCGTTGTCTACGGCGCCCGCCAAATTGCAGTTGTCCATGTCTATATCAACTAGCCCGGTGCCTACTCGAATTGAATTAGCACCGCTCGACGCATCCCGGCAGACCAGATTCCGAACAATTGCGGATAGCATGAATGCGCCAGGTGAATACGAGAACGACACGGGCGCAGACATATTAGGGTCGATATTGCCGGCAAATACCGAATCTCGCAGCCCAATAGTGCAATTACGGGTGTCGCCACTAGAGCCTCCGTTTTGGCCATGAAATACTAACGCCGCAGCTGACCCAATCACATCTATGCGCTCGTTGTTTACGGCAACCAAATTACTCCAAGCCCCTTCACCATTACCCCCCTTGTAGAAAATACCATTACCACAACGACACTCTTCTGCCCACACGGTATCAACTACGCAGTTCGCACTGTTGCTCACGTACACGGCGGTTCCGAATTTGGATTGGCAACGGTAAGCACGCACTCTGCTGATGCTATTGAGCTTTGGAAGCAGATTCCCGAATACCGTGATCAAACATCCAATGCCGGATGTGCTGTCGTGAATCGTCGAATCCAAGACCACGTTTATACCGAGTATGTTTTTCGCGTCTGTGCTGCCATAACTACTGATGATGGCGTTCGCGTATGGCGTCGTGATAAGCACGTCTTTGATTTTCACGTTACGCAAGTACGCCGACCCGTATTCCTCTACGCCAGACACAACTACACGAGGCTCCAGCCTCAAAACATCCCCAGACCCGCCAGATACATAAGTTCCAGTCAATATAACGTCAGACACGTCGAAATCAACCACTTTAGTCCTGTTATGTGACGTGGCCTGGCTGAGTCTAAACGGCCCAGCGAAGGTGGCGCTGATGTTCTGGTATGCGAGACCCGCATATTCATACGTGAGAGTACTTGTCTGATTGCCGGTCTCGAACAGCAGCGTACAAGAGCCCGTTCCGAAGACCCCCGTAATGTTGCTGAATGTCAGCCCGGCATAAGAACAGCGTGCCGCTGCCGTTGGCGAGGCCGCATAATTGATCGCGCCCATTCGATAGCTGGTCGCTCCGCTAATCGCTACCGAAATGTCGTACACCCAACATCTAGTGATTTTCAAATCGCCGGTTTTCTGCGACGTTTGGACAAAATACGGTCGTGTCGCATCTGTATGCGTAACAGATTTCGTCACCCCAACGTCGCGGAACTCAATGTCTGCGCGATTGGTAGTGTCGTTGAACAGAAATATTGCGCCAGACGCGCTACTTCCGCTGATAACCGCCGTTGGTATCACCGCATTATCTGATCGCGCAGTTCGCCCTCTGATCGTGTAAGCACCGACGAACCCGAGACTTTCAGCGATCATCGCAGCTACTACGTGTGTCTCGCCGTCTTCTAGGATAACTTCGTCTCCTGCGCCATTACCGGAAGCACCTACGGCTGTCGCCAAGCTTCCGTAGCAGTTCGCCAGGGTCCAATCGTCCGCCGTAGAATTGCCGGTCGTTTTGGTTCCACCGTTTTTGACATGACGAACGGCCATGGCTATTATGCCTCATCCCACAATACAATCACCTTCTCGTCCACCGAGGCGGTGATCGTCAAGGCGCCCGCAGAATTTCGCATCCCAGCAGGGAATGAATACACCACGTCAGCTGTAGTAGAGCCAGTAAGGATGAAAGAAGCGGCAACCTCAACGCCTGCCGCATTCCGTTTGAGCATCCCCCCAATGGTCGCAGTAACCGCCGCGCCGTTCGCGAGAATAATTACACCATACAGCATCGCATCATTCGCGACTCCTTCACCGAGAGTAACCGCAGACGTTCCGTCAATGATTGTTGAAGTACCAGATTGAGAGACGGCAAGAGTTTGTCCGCTGCCTGGCTCGCCAGCCATAAGAACATCGGGAGTTGTTGGGTATCCCATTTAGATTACCTCCGCAGTAGCTGTACCCGTTAATGTAGCGCGAATCGACACCGCATGATCACCAGCATATGGAAACTCAATCTGATCCGATGCCCCAGACAACACATAGCTCGCTATCCCAGCGGTCACGGTGCCAAGTGAATCTCTACTGTCGATCGTAACAGAGCCAGTACCAGTTAAACGTAACCGAAAAACAGAGGGGATCGTAAACCAGACCCCACTAACGAGCGGTCCCCGCAATAAGCCGCCCTCCAGCCCCAACAGTCCGGTGACGTTGCCGGAGGCGTCGGTGGTGTATTTTGCCAGGGTGCCTAAATTTATCATGCCGCTCATGATCTTATCCCCCGCCCAAAAGAGTTTTGGCCGCCGTCATGGGGCTGCCGCCACCGCCTTTGCCAGACAGGATGGTTGCCGCCCGTCCCCGTCTCCGTAATCGACGATCGGCGGCATCACGGGCTGCCGCCGTTTCATCAATGGTCGGCGGTGGGGGTGGGGGTTCCGGCATTGCTGGCGGAGATGACTTAGATGATCCAAAGAGGAAACTCATGATATCTCCTATCCAAACACGTTATATTCCGAATCAGCATAACTCTGCCGATTCCTTTGCATACGCTCTGGTGATACTGTTACATTTCTATCCTCACCGGCCGACAGGCAGTCATATTCTAGTGCTTCGCAGACATGTGAGTATTTGTCTTTCTCCGGGACGTCCCGGTATTTCAATTCACCAGCTATTTGCATACGGCGACGATGGTAACCCCCGGCCAGCCCTTTTCTCAGCACCCCCGCGCGTGGGTGTATCATTAATGCTGGTTCCCCGTCCACCAGTGTACGCAATAGGTACGCTACACCCTCACGACGGCGCACAGGATCATTGGTTGGCGCCGGTTCTGCCGATGGGAATCCATTAGCGCGCATGATCTTGAAACAGGTGGTTTCTTCTGGAGTGACGGCATCGCCAGACGGATCCCCTCGGACTGATATGATCTTTATGCCGGGGTAACGGGCTTGTAATTGCCGTGACAATTCCAGTGCCAATGTAGTAATTCCCATCCGTTCCGATACTAATTCGTCGTGCACCAGCCAGCGTCCGTTCGCTATTCGTTGGCTGATAGTTGCGGCCGGGGTCAGGCCGAAGTCCAATCCGATCCTAATCCCGATACCCGGCACAATTTTAAAGTCTTTACCAGAATGAACCGAATCCTTGTACTCTGGAAACATTGGTAGGCCATCCGACACGAATCCATATTCACCGTCGACGTATACCTTGATCCAGTCCTTGTCTTTGCCGGCTATCAGGAATTCGTAATAACCTGGCCGTAGGTTATTTAAATTTTCCGCGTCTCTACTGCGCCCAGACGGTTGCTTGTGGAATGACATCAGTTTTTGTCTGCCCACCAGCAAATTTTTGCCCCTGAGGAGCTCTTCCGCCTCTTTCATACTCATGACTAGTTGGCGGTTATATTCATTACTGGTATCTTGTTCAGCCAACACATACCACCAATGATCAGTATCGGGCGGATTGGTATCAGCTAGAATCTGCACATCAGTGCACTCTGCCTGCCACCTTGGGGGGTAGCGCCCGACCCGGCCGGTCAGGCCGTCAATTATAACTTTTGGGGTTTCCCTAGCCTCATTCACCCAGGCATCCGATAATTCCATGGATAATAGCTTAGCCACATCGTCTGGTCGGTCCAGGGCTACGAATATGACTTCCCAATCAAGCTTATTATTGGGGTCCTTGATGTGATGCATTGGTGGGCCGGATTCCCGCCAGCGACCGAGATGTGGGGGCACCCATTGGTGCCATGACTTCATGGTGGTAGTCCGCAATTCGGGGTAGGTATTTCTGATAATGGCCGTTCGCCGGTATATCCAGCCATCCTGTGCCCGTTTTTGCTTTTGACAATTTTTGATCAGCTTCATGATAGCGGCTGTGGACTTCCCCGATCCGAATGGCCCCATGATTCCGCATATGAAGGCATTATCATTTAAGAATGCCTTCGCCACCGGTCCGGGTGGGTGGTAATGTATACTGCCATCCGCGTGAACTGGCTTCCCGATCTCCTTTCCGGGTTTACCTAACTTTTTGATTGGGATCTCTACTTCTTCAACCATGATTAGTATGGAATTTCTATGCGCCCTGATTTCGTTTGCACTGGATTCATTGCGCGCGCCGCGCCCTCACGCATGGCGAGGTGTACCAATTTGTGTAACGCGTCCATCATCAATTTTCGGTTTTCCCGGACCTTGCGGGCACCCGGACCGACGTAAATTGTCGGCGGTTCTTCCCCACACACGGCATCCGTCATGGCCGTCATGGCTTCAAACATTTTGTTGGATGGGGTAACGTCCACTCAATGCCCTTTACTCAGTATGCGGGAACCTTTGTGACCGGATTTGTGTGACTGCCCGGCTTCTGCCAGCAATTTTGATGCCTTACCGGGTGACAGCCCTTTTCGCATGATCTTCCCATGCTTGATCATCTGGAACAGCCGTACCTGTTTTGAGCCGTATGGCATGGGCCTGGTTATCTATCCAGGAAGCACCAATCAACGGCTAGCAGATCTTCACTTTCCGGGCGCCATACTTCCATAACTCCCTTGATGCTTGGGGACACGATGCATATCGTGTCCTTCGCGTTCACTTGTTGTAATTTTAGGTATATGTTCATCGCCCACCCCTCCCGCGCCACTTTTCGTCCGCATTTAAGTTCTTCCAACGTTTCCGAAAAGTTCATACCCTTCATATTGTGGTTTGGTTTCGCTGGCATTATTTTTCCTCCCCCGTGTGGATGTGTAGGTTAAACATGCCCATGGTGTTTCCACTGTCAGCCTTGTCCGTGTCGCGCCAGCCCATCCGTGACTTAGCCCAGAATTTGGCCATATCAGGCACCCCAAGTTTCGCCAGATCCAGGATAGTCTTCCCCACGGCCATGTTATTCTCAAATTCCCCCACGGCCAATTCGTGGGCATAATATTTCTTGATTTGGCCCGGCCGTAGATTCAGATATAGTGCCATTTCAACGACTGAGGCACCCAAAGCGACCCACGTCTTGATCATGGCAGCAATGTCAGGGCTGTACTCGTGCGGGATGATCGAACCATCTGTCCGGCGCCCAGTGGTAGCTAATGACTTTCCCGTCGGCTTGGACATCCCAGCCGGAAGCATCCCGGCCTGCTCGGGGTCCGGAATTATGAGATCTTCGACACCGGAACATCCGGTGGAAATGGCGGAAATGTTCGGAAGGTGGTCAGTCGAGAGAGGAGGGCTCCCCCGCCCATTTGTATGGGACCCGCACGTGGGGCCTTCCCCCCCTCTGCTGCCGGGTCCTTCCTTTTTCGCTTCTTGCCTGTGTGCCTTATTTTTCCTGCTCCTCTCGCCCCGCCCGCCGTCCGTTGTCTCGGCAGAGGGGGTGCGGCCCACCCCCCGGCCGAGACCTGCGACAACGACGGCGGGGTCAGCCGTGGCCACGACGGGGGGCAGATGCGGCCTGTCGGCAGGGGGGATGCTGGCCCGACCAGGGAGAGACAGATCAAAGGCAGGCACCCGTAGCCTGCCATCAGCTTCCTGTCTCTGCCTTGCCGCCATCGCCCAACCCCCGTCCCGCCGCGTCACCGACAGTAGAGCACACACACCGACCACGGCGCAAGCTTATTCCCCAGCGCCACCCACGCCTCGCGTGCGTACGCGCGGAAAAGGAACGCGGGCGCACACACTACTCGGGCGATATACTGCAACGCCCGACGGACGGGGCCTGTAGGGCAGTCAACTTGCTCAGAGAAAGGGGTTGAAAGGGGCAGAAAGCAACTTTGTTTATTACTACCCCGAGCTCACGGACGGACGCGGCCTGTCGGGCAGTCGGCACAGCGAGCAACTTACAGCGTGGCAGTCTACGCACTGCGTCGATGTGTGCTAGCTAGCGCGCGTCTACGCGACGGAACATGGCACAGAAGACCTGGCCCCTCTCCGAGCTCCGCGTCCGTCGGGTCTCTCGTGTGTGTGTGGTCTGTTCCGTCTCTGTGCCACCCTGACAAACCTAAATGCCGCTACCCCATATCCTCGAGGTCCGCGTCCCGCTCGGAGCTCCGTGATAGTGACCGCTCACTGTACGCTACGAGCCCCGTCCGACGTGGCCTCGTTGTGGAACGAATAACCATCAAGAACCGTGCCAGTAGGCAAGACTCATACCAGGTCCGAGACCCGCGTCCGTCGGGCACCAGTACTCGGGCTGCCCCACAGACACCCTCCGTCGCGGCCTCGTCTGGTAGCTGCCCTACAGCCCCCGTCCGTCGCGGCCTCGTCGTCACATTTTTTCGAAACTTTCACGGAACACCTGACACGCCCACGGAACAGACCCGACCCCATACGTATCCCCTCTCGACCCCCCTTCCGGGAATGACCCGGCACGGCCGCGTCCTCCGGCCTCTCTGACGATAGTGACCGCTCACATCCTCCGAGATCCCCGTCCGTCGCGGCCTCGTCGTCACCCGCAAAGTCTGTCGTCTGGGTGCCCTTCCGT